CTGTGACCAAGTTGTAGAAGACTTCCAACGTGAGATACAAGAAGAGCTCAAAGACTTCCACAAGAAGTTCGACGGCCTTTGGGATGACTTCAAGAACAGCATCACAGGATGAATACGTACGAGGTTATATACATCCTTGGCTTCGACCACGACGACTGGGACAAGTTCACAGTCACCGCACGCGACGAAGCAGAGGCCAAACAAAAAGCAATGGACAAGGTTCCTCCCGGGTGCCGCGTCAAGAAGATAAAACCAATTAAAACCCATAACACAATGGACCAAGTAAATATCCAGAGCGTGACCCCACAGGGCACGTTTGAACACAACGGAAAGACCTTTCACAAGTTTGATGTCATCCTCGACAACGGCATGGTGGGAGAAGTTAACGCGATGACACCCGACAAGTGGAAGGTCGGAGACGAGGTAGTGGTAAAGGACCATCAGCAGACCAAGTGGGGACCGCGCCTCAAACTTGACAAGCCCGGCTTTCAGCAAGGTGGAGGGAGCGCCAAGGGAGGGAGCAACAGCGACGTAAAAGGCATCGTGGCAAGCTGGGCCGTAGGTTGCGCTATGCAAGCGGCAGGAGACCCCTTTCAAAAGGACTACGACTCGATTGTGATGCAGCTCGCCCGGCTCGCTTTGAAGGCTCGCTCAGTCATCAAGGAAGAGGTCGAGGTATGATGTGGGAAACCGGACAACCAAACGAAGAGGGATGGTACCTATGCGCTTGGAGAATGGGAAGTTTTTTTGTTTACGAAGTAGGCAGGTGGGAAGACAAGAACTGGAAAACACAATTAGGTGAAACTCCTGACACTTGGGCCCAGATAGACTCTCCCACAAAACAGAATGAAACGTTAGACAACCTTTACAAATACGCACAATGAGAAACGCACGCAAACAATGGACAGAGGGACAGATTAAAACCCTCAAAGAACTTCGAGTCAAAGGAGCCAACGACCAAGATATAGCCCTTGCTTTGGGCCGCACACCAGCGGCCATACAGTTAAAACGCTCAGAGCTCGGCCTTATCCGTCAGTACACCAACCGCCCGGTATTGAAGCAGGGCAAGTACACGCGCTACATGAAACCACAAACGGAGGTCTCTTTGCTTTGGGGACTTATCAAATACACAAAGGCATGAGAGACTTTATAAAGAAGCACTACGGCACACAGAAAGAGTGCGCCGCCCAGCTCGGGGTAACAGAACAAACGGTGGGAAACTGGCTGCGCTACAACCCTCGGGGTATCCTCAAGCACGCTAAGCAGATCGTGGAGGAGAAGAACACCACGTACCTACAACTCCACGGAGAAGTAGAGTACCGGGAGCACGAGCTCAAAGAGCTTGAACCAACAAGGGACACATGAAAAAAAGGGGAGGTGTATTGCCTCCCCCTATATTCACCACATGGAGAGAACGTTTAAGGGCGTATGGATAGCCGCAGAGATTTGGTTGGACAAGGACCTCACCTTGGTGGAGAAGGCCTTGCTCGCGGAGATAGACAGCTTCACGGGCAACGGTCGCTCGTTCATGAAGTCGAACGACACCATACAATCAGAGTACGGCATATCTCGAAACACGATTGGAAGAAGCCTCCGCAAGCTCGCAGAGCGTGGGTTTGTAGAGGTAACTTTCAATGGACGAGTAAGATGCGTTACTACTCGTGCAGGCAGCATCCCCAAAATGGGGAGGCAGAGTACCCAAAAAGGGGAGGCAGCATCCCCAAATGTTACCTCTACTAATACAAGAGAAAGAACAAAGAACAATACAATAAAAGAGAGGGGGGTGGTGTTGCCTTTTGAGTCCAAAGAATTTGCAGAGGCTTGGGATGTGTGGAAGCAAGAGCGCAAAGAACGAGGGACAAAGAGGTACACCCAGCGCGGCGAGCAAGCCGCCCTCCACAAATTGCAGAACGATTCACAAGGGGACGAGGCCACAGCCGTACAGATGATACACCAAAGCATCGCAAACGGCTGGCAGGGTATCTTCCCCCTCAAAAACCAAAAGAATGAAACCAAGCGACCTGGCCCGAGCGACGGCACTCTCCTTGCAGAACATCTCCGCCGCCTCGCGGCTGACTCCGGAGAAAGCATGGAGTAAAGGAACGAATGTACTTGTAGCGTACCGAGAGGCCCCCGCCAAAACAGAGGCGGCACTAATCATTATGCTGAAAGAGACCCTTCAGTATCTTGACTACAACAAGAGTATAACAGCAGACAGGGACGTACTCGACGCAGTACACCATCTGCGGGACACCTTCCCGGCCATGAAGCTCGAAGAGTGGGCCATCATCATGCACCGCCTCAAGACGGGCGAATACCGCCCCGGTTACGAGCGTTTGAAACTTCCCGAACTTGTCGATATATTTCAGCAGTACGAAGGCGAGAGAGCAGCCGTAAGGGAAGGCAACTGGAACGAGCTAAAAAAGCACGCACCCACACGCCTCTCGGACGATCAGCTTGACAGCCTGTACGCCAACTACAAGAAGAGACGTGAAGAGGAAACCAAAGAACTCCAAAAGGGGGCAGACATCAAGCGGGTCCAAGTCAAGAACGGGCGGTGGGAGCACATCCCGTACCCGAACTCCCAACCGGAGCGCGATGGTAAAGAAGGTGGACACGGTGTTCAGTCAGTACATCCGCCTTCGGGCGAGTGACGACAGAGGGTATGGAGAGTGTTATACCTGCGGATCCGTGAGACATTGGACAGAGGTAGACGCTGGGCACTTCATGAGCCGAGCGTGTATGAGCACTCGATGGCACGCGGAAGGCAATGTCCAATTTCAGTGTAAGCGTTGCAACGGCTTTAGGTCTGGCGAACAGTACCTCTTTTCTATACACCTTGACCAGCAGTACGGAGAAGGCACGGCGGAGAGTATTATGATTGAATCAAAGAAGACGCGCAAGTTCTCCCGCGACGAACTCGAAGCCCTGTATCACCACTACAAGCGAAAAGTCGATGAGCTCAAAAGCACGAAAGGACTTTGATGCTTGGTTTGTGAAGAATTACGGAGACCTCGCCAACGTGGCGCGGCGCCTCCATCGCGATTCTGACGACCTCTTGCACCACACGTACCTCTCGTGCGTGCTGGCCCTCCGTAAGAATGAGAACATACTCGACAACCTCCCCGGCTACGTCCACACCTCTATGTGGAACCTTAGCACGGGGACCTTCCGCAAGCTGTACAAGATCACAGACGCCCCCGACTACCAGCACATTTCTAACTACGACCTACAAGAGGCCATAAGAAAGGAAGAGGCTCTGCTCATGGCTAACCACCTCTCTTGGTTTGACAGAACCGTTTTAGAGTTATATCTTGACGGGTGGAGCATGGTAGAACTCGGCAAGCAATCGGGTATTGAAGTGAACGTCCTGTACAAGTCTATCTCTAACTCTAAGAAAAAACTGCGCAGTGTTATTCGTCAACGCTCATTTAAGGGCTGAACGCCTCGCCACGTGCCGCAATTGCGAGCACTATGTAGAGAATACCAAGAGCTGTGGCCCCTTGGTGACGGAAGCCTTTACAGACTCTCCTTTGTGTGGGTGCTATATGCCCGCCAAGACAAAGCTCAAGGTTGCCTCATGCCCTCTGGACAAGTGGGAGGCGATTGTAACACCCAAGGACGTCGAGCAGATACGTGAATTTCTAAACCGCAACAATGACCTAAGAACCAAGGGAGAACTCACAGAGCTGGCCCGGAAGTTTTTGGGAGGACAAAAGGCAAGCGGATGCGCCGCCTGTAACAGAAAGCTACTACAACAACTCAAAGAACTCGTACACAATGCCGATTCCCAAACCTGAAAAGACCGAGAAGATGACCGAGTATCTCGGACGCTGCATGGCTGACAATACCATGACAGAAGAATACCCTAACGAGCGCCAACGCATGGCGATATGTGCTAAACAGTGGAGAGATGGGCAAGATGACTGACAACCTTTACCTGAACGTTGGGATGCTTCACGACTTCTCATACGATAAGAGCCTCGTTTTGCAACGCGCCCGGCGTGGTGTCAAGGCGCTCGGCTTAGAGTGGGGCGACCTCGTAAGCCGCAACCGCCGAGGGCACATTGCAGACACTAGACACATCGTAAGCAAGTACCTGCGCGATCATGGATTTAGATACCAAGAAATTGCCCACGCCTTAGCACGCACCAACCACACAACCTCTTGCTATTCGGTCAGACGTGCCAACGAGCTAATAAGTATCGACCGCAAGTTCAACAACGAATACAAGAAATTTATCAACGCATGACCCTTAGAAAAGTCAAGAGGATGCTCAACGAGAGCGACGACTTCCTTGTGTTTACACGAACGGATACAGGCGAAGACGTGGCTAACTTTGGAGTATTCCACAAAGACACCGAGAGCTGGGAGATACTCCTCAACTTGGCCGTGTCAGATTATCACATCAGAGAAACCCTTCGCAATGTCCTCAACGCCGCAGATGCTTATCGAGACGAGCAAGCTCAGAACGAGCCCGAATAACCCGCGAGCCATCCGGGAGAATAAGATGGAGCAACTTATGCGGTCTATCGCCGAAGACCCAGAACTCGTACACGCCCGTCCCCTCATTGTGAACGAAAATTATGAGGTGATTGCAGGCAACCAAAGACTGCGTGCCTGCGTCGCGTTAGGATGGAAGGAGGTGCCCTGTGTCGTAGTTAACTGGGACGAGGCGAAGCAGAAGCGGGCCATGATCAAGGACAACGTGAGCGCAGGGGAGTGGGACTGGGACTTGCTTGCTAACGAGTGGGACGCCGAAGAGCTCAACGAGTGGGGCTTGGAAGTGCCACTAGAACAGGCGCCCGTGGAAGGTTTGACCGATGAGGACGAGGTACCAGAAGTGCCGGAAGAGCCGACAACCAAACCCGGCGACCTTTGGCTCTTGGGAGATCACCGCCTTCTGTGTGGAGACTCGACCAAGGCGGAAGACGTAGAGCGCCTCATGAACGGAGAGAAGGCTGACATGGTCTTGACTGACCCGCCCTATGGAATGAATTTAGATACGGACTACACCAAAATGACTTCCACGTCGTTGAAGCACGACCGTGTCATTGGCGACGATGTGCAATTTGACGCAAGTTTAGTGCTCTCTTCTTTTGAGTATTGTGACGAGGTATTTTTGTGGGGTGCGGACTACTACGTTGAGACATTGGGCAGAAATTACCCCAACCTTGGAAGCTGGATTGTATGGGACAAACGAAGCAATGAAGAAAATATAGGGCTACTTGATAAAGCATTTGGAAGTGACTTTGAGTTGTGTTGGAGCAAAGCAAAACACAAGCGAGAAATGTGCCGAATTTTGAGACAAACAGGCCATTTTGAAGCAAGGAGTGAAGACAAGCGTGTACACCCTACACAAAAGCCAATTAAGTTGGCCGAGTGGTTTTTTGAACGTTGGGGCAAGGGTCGAACGAACATTGTGGACCTATTTTTAGGTTCAGGCTCCACCCTCATAGCGGCAGAGAAGACAGGGCGCAAATGCTACGGCATGGAACTTGACCCCAAATACTGCGACGTAATCGTAAAGCGATGGGAGGACTTCACAGGTAAAAAGGCAGAGCTATGGAAGCAGTAAAACAGAACAAGACGAACACCAAAAAAGAGGCAATGCTCGAAGCCTTGGAGCGTTCGCTGGGTATCGTGACGACGGCTTGCAATGCCGTAGGCGTAGGACGCACGACGCATTACCAATGGATGAAGGACGACCCCGAGTACCGGGAGGCCGTCAAGGGCATCGAGAACCGAACGTTGGACTTTGCCGAGAGCCACCTGCACAAGCTGATCAAAGAAGGCAACCCAGCGGCCACCATCTTTTTCTTGAAGACCAAAGGCAAGGGGCGCGGGTACGTCGAGCGTCAAGAGATTGAGGTGGCCGATAAGAAGCCGCTCTCGTGGTTTGTGTCTGACGATTCGACCGTATCTTAAAGGGAATCCCATGCAAGCAAACGCACAGGCAATTCCTTAATACCTAGGCATGTTGTAAAACTGCCTCCCTTTACGGGCCAAACAAGACCGAATGAGACACAAGCCAAAGCACTACAAGGCCGGACCAGTTAAAGACCTATTCGGTCAAATTGTTGGTTGGCAACACAGCAAGAAAGACATCTGTATTTTGCGAGCTGACAAGTCGGAAGTTGACCGTATCGTTGCCCGACACCATTATAGCAAGAAACCATGTACAAATAGTTTTTGTAGCTTGGTTGTTATGTATAGGGGCGGCCTGTGTGGTGCGGTTCAAATCGGATATGGCATAAGGCCCAAAAAAAAAGAAGAGGGTGTTGTGGAATTTGATCGCATGTGGCTTGACGACAAGATGCCAAAGTATTCAGAGACCATCGTTTTGTCGATGCTTCACAAGTATCTAAAACATACCTTTCCCATGATTCACACGCTCCGCACCTATGCAGATACAAGCGTCGGAAACACCGGCACAATTTATCGAGCCGCTAATTACACGGAGACGAAGCGCATCAAAGCTGACTTCTATATTTTGCCAAGTGGCGAGCGAGTGCATCCGGTTACCATGTGGCACAGGCACAAGACAAGAGCGCAGGCCTTTCTTGACAAACAATACCCCGGCTGGAAAAAAGCCGATGGTGAACAAATCCAATTTGAATATAAGATTAGGTGAAAAGGCAACCCGCCACATACCACCACGTCAAGAACTCGCCCGCCAAGATTCAGGTACACCAAGGCGGCACGCGCTCAGGCAAGACCTACTCTATCCTCACGGCCCTTATTGAGCTGTGCCACCGCAACGAGAACAGCGGCGCCGTCATCACCATAGCACGAAAGACCTTCCCCGCCATACGCGCCTCGGTCATGCGTGACTTTTTCGAGATACTCGAAAGGGAGGACATATACAACGTAGAGCTGCACAACAAGAGCGAGGCTACGTACATCCTCTTTGGAAACCTTGTGGAGTTCATCTCCGTGGACCAGCCGCAAAAGGTCAGAGGACGCAAGAGAGATATTCTCTTTGTGAACGAGGCCAACGAACTCACCCTCGAAGATTGGCGGCAGCTCATGCTCCGTACAACGGGCAGGGCCATCATCGACTATAACCCGTCCGATGAGTTCCACTGGATATACGACCACGTGCTCACCCGTGACGATCACGAGTTCTTCCAAACAACCTACAAGGACAACCCGTTTCTCCCCGAGGCAACGGTGGCAGAGATTGAGAGACTCAAGGAGGCAGACCCCGACTACTGGCGCGTCTACGGACTCGGAGAGCGTGGGGTAAGCCGTGCCACCATCCTCACACACTGGAAGCAGGTGCCACAGGTGCCGGAGGGATGGAAGCTGATGAGCCTTGGTCTTGACTTCGGATATACCAACGACCCCACCGCGATTGTAAAGGTCTACACAGACGGCCACGCGTTCTGCCTCGACGAGGTTTGTTACGCCACGGGGCTCACCAATGCAGCCATAGCTCAGACGCTACGGGAGGCCGATATAGGCAAAACGATGGTGGTGGCAGACTCAGCCGAGCCTAAGAGCATTGACGAGATACACGGCCACGGCTTTAACATCCACCCAGCTCGTAAGGGTAGAGACTCGGTGCGCTCCGGGATTGACTTCTTGCGCTCCCGTCCGCTCCTTATAACAGAGCGCAGCGTCAACGGAATCAAGGAGCTGCGCAACTACAAGTACAAGGAGGACAAGAACGGGCGCCAACTCAACGAGCCTGTGGACGCCTTCAATCACTTTGTAGACGCCTCACGCTACGCCGTGACATGGAACCAGACGAACCCTAACTTCGGGCAGTACGCCCTCGGATAACTTCAGGAATCTAACCCTTTGAACTTGTAACTATATGAAGCTGCGTCTCCCCGCCTCATACGAAGATTTAACCCTGCGCCACCTGATGACCTTGGAAACAACCGAGGACCCTATCAAGAGGGTACAGGCTGTGACAGGTCTTTCCTTCGCTGAACTGCGCAAGCTACCCCAGCCTCTTATCGTAGAGGCCAACGCGCACCTCGACACCTTGCAGAAGCAAGAGGTAGCACGACACAAAAAAACGTTGGAGCTCAACGGCAAGACCTACGGCTTCATTCCCAATTGGGACGAGTTCAGCGCCGGGGAGTGGATAGACATGGAGACCTACACCAAGGACTTCTGGAAGACGCCACACAAGGCTATGAGCATCCTGTACAGACCTCTCACGCGTAAGTGGGGAGATAGTTACACCATCGAGCCCTATACGGCTAAGGAGGACGCAGAGACTTTCCTCGATATGCCCGCCCCCTTGGTGGCAGGTGCGCTGCTTTTTTTTTGGACTTCCGAGCACAAACATCTGAGAGATTTGCAGTACTCTTTGACGAGTACGGCGAGGGAGGTGATGAGTTCTCTACAAAGTGGGGCTGGTATCCCGTCCTCTACGCCTTGGCTGGTGAGGACGTTCTCAAAATGGATGAGGTCACGAAGCTCTCAGTTGGTCACGCCTTCACACATCTCGCTTACCTCAAAGACCTCAACTTCAAGCGGGAACAACAACACCGTCAACGCATAGCATGATCACGTTCAATAACATCGTATCGAAGTTTGAGGAGTTCTGCGAGAACCATTTCTTCATCAAGACCTTTTCATACGGCTCACCGTCTGACGTGGACTTAGAGAAGTTTGAGCAGTACCCTCTCCTTCACCTCGTGTACACCGGGGGCGACTACAACAGCCCCAAGGCCAAGACGTACAACCTAGAGGTATACATTCTCTCTCTGCCTCCCTCCAAGGCGGATAAGGTAGACTTCCAAAGGGAGAGCATAAGCGATGCCGAGCAGGTGGCCGAGGACATCCTCGCAGACATCCAGAACGGAGGTAACATCTTCCAATTCGGGTTCCACTACGACCTTGTCAACGCGTCAGTGACGCCTTTGGAGGAGGAGCAGAGCAACGCCCTCGCCGGGTGCCTCTTGGACATTGCTATCTCCGTCCCCTACACCTACGACTCATGCAACGCTCCCCTTACGGGAGTAGAGCCGGCCGGCAGTGGCAGTCCCTCATTTAAGGCGCGTGGCCTGCTCCGGGTACGCGAAGAGGACGGAAGCCCCGACGTATTGAGCGTAGCCACCATCAACGTACCCAATGGCTCGTTAACAGATGACGGAGACGGAGAGGTATCCTTGGCCTTTGGTGGCGCCTTGCCTTCCGGGGTAGAGGGGCAGACGCTCGTATATCAGAGCGGGGCGTGGGTTGCTGGGTATCCTACATCGGAGGGACAAGAGAGCCGGTGGGTAGCCAACTCCACCCACACAGTAAACCTTACGGGAACTGGCGCCCAATTTTTGTCATTTGGCTCTATCCTCGCGGGCACATTGACCTTCGACCAAGACTGTCGAGCCGGGTGGAATATGGGCATGAACCAAGCGGCCACGCAACTAGTATCTGCACCCGTTGCGATTGCAAGCACAGTACAAGTCACGATAACTGTTCTTGTCACGGCGCCTGTGGGGGCGTTAGCTATTTTCTCTCTCAGCAGTGGCGTCGGATTTTTTACCGCCCCGTCTTATACCAACGCGACGATTATTGGAAATGGCACAGAGACCCAATACCAAATAACAAGCACGGCCGCCACGGTGAACTTTTGGCAGCTTTCAAACAGCGCGTCAATGCTTGTAAACGTCGCTGCCAACCCGGGCACCATCGTAGTCAAGCCGCAGAGCATCCAAATAGATATTACCCATGCATAACCCTTTTGAATTCACCGACGAAGAGAAGGCTTGCGTAACGGGCAAAGAACAGCTCGCCATGCTTGAGCGCCTCGTAGAGTTCGTCAACGAACGATTGTCAGAAATTGAGACCCTGCAAGGCAAGGTGGACAACCTCGAAAACAACCAACCAACACCCTCTAAATGATGGAATTTATTTTGGAAAACTGGGCAGAACTCGCCCTCATCGTGATCACGGCCGCGGGCTCAATCACGGCGCTAACTTCTAGCGAACAGGATGACACCATCGTGGACGTTATCAAGCGCATCTTGAACGCAGTTATTCTGGGCAAGCCTAAGAAGTGAACACGGAGGACTTCGATAAGGTACTGGCCGAGTTTGCCGAGGAGGTCAACTTAGCCGCCAAGCGCACCCTTGGCTCCCGTAGGATAGGCAAAAACCGCTCCTACGGCGTAGCCTCGCGCAGCCTTCAGAAGTCGCTCACGTACTCAATCAAAGATGGACAGGTAGCGTTTGGGAGTCCGCTTCCTTACGCTGCCTTCATCCATTGGGGTGTGAATGGCACCCGCAAGAATCGCGGGGCTCCATTCTCATACAAGAACGAAACCAAGCTCCCGGTGCCTTCTATACTCAAGTGGATGAAGGCTAAGGGCATTCGGCCACGCGACAAGGACGGCAAGTTCGTAAAGAACATCGGCCCAAGAGGAGGGGACCGCCGCGCAAGCACGGCCTACCTCATAGCTCGGTCGATCAAGCGCAACGGCATCGCGGGCCTAAGATACTACGCTGTGGCCTTGGAGAGCATCGTGCCCCAATACACCGACAAGTTGGGCGAAGCGTTAGCCCAAGACCTCGTAAAAAGCCTGTCCTTCAAGGTGGGCAACCTGACTATAAAACCCAAATAACATGGCTTTTACTTTTTTTGCCACCTATCCCGTACCTCCTGAGTCCCCTATCGAGCAGCGGCAGAAGCCCGTTGTGGGTTTCTCGGATTCGAGTGCCACGTTAGATACTTGGCTGGTGGAGGTGTACAAGTACCGACCCGACGACACCACGGTAGGCTCTGCCCTTTTGGAGGCTTACGTGCGCCCCTACAACACCGCCACCAACGCCGCAAAAATTGACGTCAGCGAGTATATAGAGAACGTGGGGCAAGATGGCCCGTACAACGCAGACGGCAGTAGCTTTTACGCCTTCCCGGCGGCTGAGGAGGTTTGTGTGTTTGACAACGCTACACGAGGGTATCAGTTCAAGATTTACAGTGTCTCTGGTGGGGTGAGCACCTTGGCCGGTTCGTTTAACTACATCCCTATGAGCTTCGCCAAGAAGCAAAAGTGGAACAGCGGACGATATAACGACATATTCGATTTCTACCCTGTCTCCTCTACATCAAAAGGCTGGCTGACAGATCGCGAGGTAAACACGTTTATTCGCTACGACATGGCACCACAAGACCAAGGTGTAGTCAACGCGCTATACCTCGGGAACTATGACTACGTTTACCAAGGCACAAAGAACACCAACGAGGCGAGCTGGGACACGGTGCGATATACAGTCTACGAGGGCAGCACTCAACAAAACGTACTGAGCCTCAGCAAAGCCGTAGACACCAACGATTTTGGAGAGGCAACCCACATCATCCCTATCGGCCCTGCTAACATTGCAGACAATACGACTTGGGCCACCACCTACGACATTAGCACAGAGCCGTGGGACTACATCGAAATTCGGCTTATAGACAGCACCCCCAGCGACGCGGAGAAGTCGCGCGCCATTCGCGTATATCGCGATTGCAGACCGCAGAAGCACACCCCAGCCCAGCTCTATTGGATAGGCACCAAGGGAGCCGAGATTTTACGTTTTGACGGCCGGGTAAATGACAGCTACGACGTCTCAGGTAGAGAGAGCTTTCAGGTCATGAGTGACGTGGATGTAGAGATAGGCACGGTCAACTCACGTCGTGCGTATATGCCGGAGTCTTTCCAACAGGAGGCAGAGGGTAAGAGGAGCTTCTCCCTCTCTGAGGACTTCTTCACCAATGCAGAACGTGAGCTTTTCAAGAGCGCCGTCACCGCCTCACACATGATGGTGAGGTACGAAGACCAGTGGTACCCGTGCAGCTTAAAAACAACGAACTACACACACGTCCAAGCCTCCTCGCGGTTGGCTCCCATTCGCCTAGAAGTTGAAGTAAGTCAGGCTCTGCGATGCTGAACCTATACCTTAAAACCTCGTCCGATAAGTACGAGCGCCAAGATCACTACCAAGCCGAGCCGGTCAACTACGCGTTTAGGTTTTCTGACGTCCAAGACATACAGGCGCCCGTGGGTAGCTTCTCGCAGACCATGCGCCTACCTCTCACCGAATCCCTACAGGAGCGGTTTGGCCTTATCGACAAGCCGGGATACGTGCCTGCTGACGACGAGAACGGAGACACGCGGACGGTCCTCTTTAAGCAGAAGTACCCCGCGGCTCTGGGCACCAACGGCACGCCCGTTATCCTTGGGTACATACAGGTAAAAGGCGTGGTGACTACAGGCCCGCGTAAGGAGGTGGAGGTAGTGTTCTTCTCTGACGGCATCAACATGACCAAGGCCGTTGGAGACAAGATGCTTTCCGACCTTGATTTAAGCGACTACGAGCACACGCTCAATTTTTCCAACATCGTAAACTCTTGGAGCTTTGGTCTTTTCAGCGGCGACGTCAGATACGGCCTCATTGACAAGGGCTTCAACTGGTCCCTCCCAGACAACCCCCCTTGGGCGAGTGATGACGGACTATGGCAAGGCGAGCTCACGCCGTTTATCCGCGCACGCTGCTTGGTAGATCAAATATTTGAGGACGCCGGGCTCACGTACATCTCCGACTTCTTCGACTCTACAGACTTCGGCAATATCTACCTGCCCGCGTACAACGGCAAACCTTCTCCGGGCTCTGTAGATGAGGAAGACCATACGTTCGCCGGCGGCATCAATGGCGACCTTGTAGGGCCTAAATCTCTACAAGTGCTGCCTGTGCTTGACACAATTTCGGGCAGCGTTGACCCCTCAAGCAATTGGACCAACGGCCCGTCCCATATTTACACGGCACCCTACACGGGACGCTTCTCCGTGCGCATTCATTCTTTCGTAAATTTTGTCGGGGCTGGCAGTGCAAAACTCTTGCTGTATAAGAACGGTTCTCTGTTGGAGACGCTGTTAGACAGCACCAACCCGGGGACCACTGTGAGCGTGACAGTGGACAGTGTATTCGACGAGGGTTTTGGAGGTTTTGGTAACGGGCCCGCGATTATCTTAGAGAACGGAGATACGCTCGCACTATACTATGAACTTAGCAACTCCAACGTCACTATGTACGGCGACCGTGGAGGCACTGTGACCCCGGCAATTGGTCAGTTCTATACCACGACCATGGAGGTCTTTGCTGTCAGTGAACCGCTTTCCGGCCAAGACATTGACCTCTCTCGGAATATGCCGGAGCTGAAGCAGGTAGACTTCCTCTTGTCGCTTCAGAAGATGTTCAACCTTGTATTCATCCCGTCAGGGGTGCCGGATGAATTTATCGTGGAGCCGTGGGACGACTACTTTGATACGGGCACACAGATTAGTTGGAACAACAAGGTGCATCGTGACAAGAGCATGACCCTGCGCCCAACGACCGACATCCAGTTCAAGGAATACGAATGGTCGTACCGTGAGGGCTTGGACTTCATCTCAGACGCCGTAGAGAACAACCTCAACAGGGTGTACGGAGCCTTTAAGGTACTCGACTCAGAGAACGACTTTGCTACAGGTGACAAGAAGTTAGAAACGTCCGTCGGAAACTATATCCTGAGCCTCATCCCGGGCAGCTCATTTCCTATTCACCGCAGTCTTAAAACGGACGGCAGCGGCATCGAGAACCCGCTCGCCATGCTTGCGTATTGGGGTGGCCTTGTCACTTCCTTTGGCGAATACTACCTGCGCAACGACCTCGGACAAACTACAAGCGCCTCCACTCTGTTCCCTTTGTTCTCTCCATACTCGGCAAGCAACCCAACCCTAACGGACCGGGACTTGAACTTCGGCATGGAGGCAGCCTTCGTGCCGCAGCAGTGCAACCCTCTCAACACGCTTTATTACACCTACTGGAAGGACTATATTCGGGAGTTGTACTCAGAGGACGCACGCACCTTAGAGTGTACCGTGAGCTTCGACAATTACGACCTCTTGCAGTTCCATTGGAACAACAAGTACTACATCGACGGCGCTATCTGGCGGGTCCTTGAACTCAACACAGACCTAAACGGGCCGGGCACTGCTACGGTTAAGCTGCTGAAGGTTCAGGATGCAAGCGTAGACTGCGCAGACACCCCGACGTCCTACCTGCCTCTTTCTAACACGATCCTCTTTAACAACTCTACCCCAGCCTCGCCGGATTATGGCTCCAAGGAGTGCTGTATCAAATACGGGTATCGGTACGAGCTGAACAGAAACACGGGCAACCGATGCCGTCCCCGGAACCCACAAACCCAACCACAATGAAACACCCGAAGCACATCATGAGAGCGATAGACCTCATGCAGGCAAACAAAGTCAAAGATGAGCTCCCGTGGTGGCTCATCCCGCTTGACTACACCTTGACCTTCGTATACCTCGGGGTGTTCTTTGGTGTGTGTGTGTTCCTCCTTAAAACCCTCCTCTCATGGCTGTGAGCAAGCAAGAAATTATATACACGGTAAAGGCCGACACGGGTGAGATTGAGAAGGCGTTGGAAACAGTCTCCAAGGATGCGGAGAAGACGGCAGACAGTATTGACGACGTTGGCAAGTCTATGGACAAAGCGGGCAGCGCGACCAACATCCTTACGGACAAGCTCGACAGTTTAACAGGTGGCGCCGTTTCAGGTTTTAAGAAAGCGGCCACGGGAACGAAGGCTTTTATTACAGGGCTAAAATTGACGAGGGGGGCAATAATTGCCACAGGCATCGGTGCTCTTGTGGTTGGCATAGTTGCTCTTGTAAAGCAATTTGGCAAGACTGAAGAAGGCGCTCGAAAGCTGGCCAAGGCATTTGCTCCGGTCCGTGCTGTTATTGACGTCCTACAGCAAAAGATAAGCGCCCTCGGAGGGGCTATATTCAAGCTCTTTACGGGAGACTTTCGAGGCGCCGCAGACGACTTTACACGCGCCCTTGGGAATCAGAATAACGAATATCAAAGACAGATTGACCTGTATAGTGAGCTTATCGACAGGGAACAAGCGTTGGAAGACGCGCGTATCCGTCAGACCGTAGCCACGGCCAAGACACGAGCAGAAATTAAAGAACTTAACCTCGTAGCCGAAGACCTAACGAAAAGCCTTGACGAGAGAGAGGCGGCCGCAGAGCGTGCGGGACAATTAGAGAGAGAGCTTTTTGAGGAGCGCAAACGAATTGCACAAGAAGAGTTAGCCATTGCACAAGCCCGGCTCGAAAGCTCAAACACCACAACGGAAGACCGAGAGAAAGCCGCAGAACTTGAAGCGGAAATTTTTCGATTAGAACAGGAGTCGCTGGAGCTGCAAACCACCCTGAACAACAAGCTCAACACCATACGAGCCGAGGGTATAAGACAACGAGAAGCACAGGCAGAACTCACCCGCAAGGAGCGAGAGGAAGCGCAGAAGGCAGCACAGGCAGAACTTGCCGCGCGTCAGAAGTTAGAGGACGAACTTTTTGCACTTACCCTTACTGCTCAGGAGCGCGAAGAGTTGGCCGTCCAGCAGAAGTTTGACGAGCGGGTAGCCATTGCTGGAGACGACGAAGGACTTTTGCGGGCCGCTACGGAGCGACTGCAAGCGGACCTCGCCGCCATCGAGCAAAAGTTTCTCGACCAAAAACAGCAAGCTGAACAGGAGGCGAGAGATAAAGAGCAAGCAGCCAAAGACGAAGCCGCGGCCAAAGACAAAGCCCGTCGAGACAAGGAGAGACAAGAAGAGCTGGATACGGCCGAAGCAATCAGCGCCGCGCGTTTGGATGTAGCCAAACAAACCCTTGGAGCCTTGGCTGCCCTCAACGACGCCTTCGCAGGTGATAGCGAGGTCGAGCAGAAGAAAGCCTTTGAACGTTCCAAGAAGATACAGACGGCCCAAGCCCTTATATCGACATACGAGAGTGCTGTCCAAGCGTTTAAGAGCTTGGCAGGTATCCCAGTGGTGGGCCCTGCCTTGGGTACCGCCGCAAGCGTAGCCGCGATCGCTTCAGGCTTGGCACAGGTGAAGAGCATCCAAAGCCAAACTATTGGGGGTGACGCTACGACCCCGCCGCCTGCTCCGCCACCTGCACTCTCTGCCGCTGCCACCGAAGCCACCCAAGCCCCCGCCGCCCCCGTGCTCGACCTTTCATTTTTGGGTGACATCGCCACCACACCACAACCTCAACAGGCGTTCGTTATCAGTGAGAACGTCACGACCGCCCAACAAGCAAACAAAAAAATACAAGACCAAGCCGCATTATGAGAATCGTAGAACTTATCATAGACGAAGAGGCGGAGCTGTACGGCATTGACGCCATCAGCCTCGTAGACCGTCCCGCCATCGAGCTCGACTTTATCGCGCTCAAAGAGCAGCGCGTAAACTTTGCCGAAGCCGACGCAGACAAGAGAATCCTAATTGGCCCGGCCCTCGTCCCTGACAAGCCTATCTACCGAAAGAACGGGGATGATGAGTTCTACGTGTACTTCTCCAAGAGCACGGTGCGCAAGGCGGCAGAGCTTTACCTCAAGCACGGCAACCAAGCGAGCCACACCCTTGAACACGAACACAAGATTAACGGACTGACCGTAGTAGAGTCGTGGATGGTCGAGGACAAGCAGAACGACAAGAGCAACCACTACGGCCTTGACGTACCTGTGGGGACGTGGATGGTCGCCGTCAAGGTTGACAACGAGGCTATCTGGCAGGAGTGGGTAAAGGAGGGCAAGGTAAAAGGCTTCTCCATCGAGGGGTACTTCGTCGACAAGATGAAGAAGAACGCAGAGGATGAGATGCTCGCAGAACTTGCAAAGGCGATCGTTAAACAGGACGGCCGCACGAAGTCAGGTACGCGGGTTGTTATGGAGTCATACAGCGACTACCCCGAGGCAGTACGCAACAACGCCAAGAGAGGCATTGAGCTAAACGAGAAGAACGGCAACAAGTGCGCCACGCAGACGGGTAAGGTGAGGGCGCAGCAACTGGCACAAGGTGAGCCCGTCTCTTTGGAGACCGTCAAGCGCATGGCCTCCTATCTCTCTCGTGCGGCTGAATACTACGACGAGAACGACACCAACGCGTGCGGGACTATCTCGTATCTGTTGTGGGGTGGTAAGGCGGGTCTTCGCTGGGCCGAGTCCAAACTCAAGGAGGAACTCTTTGCCGCTCTAAAAAAAGAACTCGGAGAACTTCAGGAATAAGGGTAGAAAAAACTTATACAAAAAAAGGCACTCTATGACTATCAAGGAACGGGTACAAGAAGTCTTCAACAGGTTCAACGTCAACCTCACAGCAGAGGAGGTTTTGCGTGTGGACATGGCAGAAGCGGCATTGGAAAACGGCACGGTTATCTACACCGACGGCGAAGACTTCGCAGAAGGTGAAGAGGCGTACATCATCAACGACGAGGGCGAGCGCATCCCTCTGCCCCCCGGAGACTACACACTCGCAGACGGCGGTGTTATCTCCATCGGCGATCTGGGCAAGGTGAACAAGGTCACAAAGCCACAAGGCGGCGACGCCAAGAACGAGGGTAAGCCTGACGCCAAGGGTATTGACGCCAAGCCCAATATCGACAGCACCAAGCCTACCAAGCGCAAAGAGGCGCCCGCACCAAAGGACCCAGCACCTAAGGACCCACCCAAGAAGGGCAAAAAGAAACTCGCCTCGGAAGAGGAACAAACCACAGATATGAAAGTAGAATTTAACCAAGAGGAAGTCTTGGCCGTGTTGGTCGAGAAGTTCCCCGACTTGGGCGAGGAGTTGGCGCAGGCCATTGCCGCCGCTGTCGCTGAAGTGTACGCTGAACCCGAAGTCGAAGCCGAGAAGGAAGAAGACGAGGAGATGGGGTACAAGGACAAAGAGAAGGAGGAGATGACGGAAAGCACCGAAGCACCGGAGGCAACCGAAGAGGTGGCCGAAGAGGTAGAGGTAGAGGTGGAAGTAGAATTGAGCGAAGACAAGCCCGAGAAGACGGAGCTTGAATCACTTAAAGAGGCATTGGAAGCTACCAACGCCAAGCTGGAGGAGTTGCAGAAGTTCGCGGCAGAGCCCGGACTCAAGCACAAGGCCCCAGCTAAACAGGTCGCAAAAATTGACCTTTCAACCATGACAATCGAAGAGCGCGTCCGCGCCCTTGCAAACCAACTCTCTAAATAAATTCTTATGGCAAGAATGACTATTTCGAGCAACTACGAAGGGACGGCCGCCGTTCCTTTCGTTGCTCCCGCAATTTTGAGCGCAGATACCATCGCGAACGGGTACTGCTCTGTCCTTGACAACGTTCGTTTCAAGACCAACCTCCGCAAGGTGTCAGGCGGCACCGTAGAGGCTCGTACCTGTGACTTTGACGTAAGCAATGGCTCTCTGGCTATCTCTGACGTCCAACTTGAAATGACCGAGTTGCAAGTCAACGAGGAAATCTGTAACCACGAGCTCGCCACCTCTTGGGCATCTGCTCAGATGCGCGGCGCGTTTGCAGCCGTTCCCGGTGACTACGAGCAATTCTTGGCGCAGTACGTTGCCTCTCGCGTTGCAGAGGACATCGAGAAGAACATCTGGCGCGGACAGTACAACCACACCGATGGCTCTACTTCAGGCGGTGGTGCTGGTTCTTTGTTTGGCTCTGTCATGAGCCGCTACGTGGCAGAGGCTACACCTTCTCACGAAAACCTCGTGACCGGAGCCTTCACAGGCGACGCCGCCACGGGCACAGGAATTGCTTTGCACCTCGCCACGTTGGTGGCTGACTTGCCAAGCGCATTGGTGGGCGAAGACAGCACAAAGATTTACATGAGCCGGAAGAGCTTCCAACTCTACTTCCAATTCTTGGCTGCTAACGACAACAACCCAGTGTTGGCTACTCAGCAGGCCAAGTTCTACCTCGGCTACGAGATTATCACTCCCGCTGGATTCCCCAACGATACGCTCTTGGCCTCTCGCGTCGATAACTTGTACTTCGGCACTAACGTCTTGACCGATCACGTTGAGGCTCGCTTTATCGACCTCCGCAACACAACCGGAGCAGACCTTACTCGCATCCTCATGATGTTCGACGGAGGTACTCAGATTGTGGACGAGGCTTCTATGGCTTGCGTCCGTCGCTCGGCCTAATAACTAACCGAGACAACGGGGGGCCTTCGGGCCTCCCGGACTCTCCCTAAAACTTAAAAACATGGGATGTACTCTTACATTGGCAGGCCGGGGAGTAGGTTGTAAAGACGCTCTCGGTGGCATCAAGCGTATCTACGTGGCAGAATGGTCCGACGGACTTTGGGACCCCATCGTATCCGGCGAGGTCGCAGACGCTACTACAGCAGTCGAGTTCAAGACTTACGATATGACGCGGGGCAGCGGGTCTCTCACGCAGACCATCACCGCCGACCTTGCCGCAGGTACGGTATTCTTCGACCAAGTTTGCTCCGTCACCTTTAACAAGGCAGTCGTTGGAGACATTGCAGAAATCTCTAACCTCGTAAAGGGCCGCATGGCTGTCCTCGTTCAGGATAACAACGATAACTGGTTTGTCGTGGGACACAAGAACGGCGTTGAAGTCTCCGGAGGTACTGCCCAAACGGGTCAGGCCGCAGGCGACCAAAACGGCTTTACGTTGGAGTTCTCAGCACAAGAAGTGAGCCCCGCTCCTTTCTTGGCTGTGACAGATAACGACCCCGACGGAAGCGAGATTACTATTACGGCTGCACCGTAAGGCTAACGAAATACCGGGCCAACCTTAGGCCGTTATTGTTACAAGGAGGGGGAGGGCGTTGGCTCTCCCCTTTTTTATCTCTACGCATGATTCACCTCTTACCTAACACGGGCAACCAATTCGCATACCTTGCGCCCTTTCAGGCTCGCAAGTTTTTGCCGTCTTTTACGCACTATCTGATGACCATCAGCAACCAAGCAACCGCCGAGGTGGTGGCCTGTGTGCTGAATGTCACAGTAGATAACGAGAGGTACACCAAGGTAGGTATATCCACGGCTGAGGCAGACCCCGAGGGCGGAGGCGTTTTGCTACCCAACTCGGGACTTTACACCTACAAGGTGTACGGGCAAAACTCAGAGGACAACACCGACCCCGAAGACTCAAGCGTAGTGGGGGTCTGTGAGATAGGCACTGTCAAATTAAGCGACGAGGCCGCATGGACCATCCCCACGGTTACAATTCCCGACAACGTAATATATTACGAGTAATATGGAACTACTCAAACTCAAAGAATACCAAGAGCGGTCATACGCCGAGCGGCCCTCGAATCAAGGGTGGGTGTCTTACGGCGATGACAACCTCTTCCCTCAATACTTGATTGACCTATACAAGAGCAGCGCCACACACAACGCTCTCTGTACCTCGATTGCGTATATGATTTTTGGCGACGGCGTACAGGCCGACACCCTCGAAGCGCGTCTAAAAATTGAGGAGTGGGGCTTGCAAGATGAGATCCGAAAGGCTTGCCTCGACCTCAAAATTCAGGGCGGGTTTGCGCTTGAGGTGGTGTACTCCATCGACCGCACGACCATCTCCAAGGTACGCCACTGCCCCTTTGAGAATGTACGGACGGCAGAGGTAGACGAAGACGAGAAGATAGACTTCTTGTACTATTCAAAGGACTGGAGCGACAAGCGCGAAGAGCCGCAGCTCGTAAAGACCTTCGACCCTGAGCAGAGCGTAGAGCACCCCGTACAGATTCTGTACGTCAAGCCCTTCTCACCCGGCTCGTACTACTACCCCAAGCCCGACTACATTGGCTCAATTGACTACATCGAGCTAGACAAGGAAATTGGGAAGTACCATATTAATAACATCAAGAACGGCCTCGCTCCGTCCTTTACAATCCACTTTAAGAACGGGGTCCCAGCACAGGAGGAGCGCCGTCGTATCCGTAACGACATCGAGCGCCAACTGGCCGGGGCTACGAACGCGGGTAAGTTTATTGTAACCTACTCAGATAGCCCCGACAGGAAACCCGACTTCGAGCCGTTCCCCCTTTCCGATGCCGACAAGCAGTACACCTTCCTAAGCGAGGAGGTGGTGGCTAAGATTATGGTGGGGCACCGTGTGACCTCGCCTATGATGTTTGG